CCTGGAGATGTACTGGGCGGTCGAGGCCCAGCAGGTTGGCGAGTTCGGTGCGTTCGGCGGGGCTGGTGTGGTGATTGGGTTGCCCGCTGTCGTACTCCTCGTAATTCTCCGGCAGGTCAACAAACTCCCCGACTTTGAGCCGCCAGCCCCATGTTCGGCGGGCTAGCGGTGCGTCAATCGTGATCCAGCCGTAAGCCGTGCCACTGCCGCCCGTCACACTCCAAGATTTCCCGGATCGGTGTTTCAGCGCGTCCCGGATGGCCTTGATTGTTTCGTTACGATCCACATAGTTACTCATATCCCTCTCTCCTCTCAGTGTGTCGAAATGTAGCCTAGAACCTCGGCTAATGTACTGTGAAGCGGGATTGTGCCGTCCTCATCATGTGGCACGATCAGATCACCTCCGATGAATTCGCGGAGGGTATAGCCCATGAACCGATCCCGTTCTCCACTCCTGTCATAGTTCGGCGCAAAGATGAACACTCGCCCGCCGGGGGATCGTTTCACTTTGAAGGCGCGCATCGTTTGACCGAAGAACTTGAGAGTAGCACGGTCGAAGAAGTGGGGCGACTTGTCTAGCGTGGCCTGTTTGATCTCGGCTATTGTGGGGGTTATCATTTGCCCACCTCCTGAAACAATGCCCACTCTGCCCATGCGAGGAGCACTGATTCGGCGGTTGACGTGTCATTGTCAACGAGTCGCGTTGCCCGCCTCAATGCGCGCTTCAGCAATGTTCGATACGTTGCCAAGCACTGCCGATCCCAGCGGGCCGGCGGCAGGGGCAGGGCGCGAGCGCAGTTGGCGCATTTGGTCATGGAAAATCCGGTACAAACTCTCCCGCGTCGTACATCTGCCGCAGGGAGTTGTACTTTCCCTCCAGAGTATTCCCCCATTCGTCCTCTGCTATCCAGCAGAGGGGAAAGTCATCCCCCGCTGCCGGGGATGCAAATTCACATGAGCACGCGAATGTGTTATCTGCATGTTTGCTAATTGTTTGTCCACAGTCCGAGCATGTCATGGTTTTTCTCCTGTCGGCTATGTCCCGGCGTGCGCCGGGTCGCTTTGCATCTGCTGACATTAGCATTCCCCGGTTAACCGTATTGCCTCGCCACTTACGCCCCGGTTCTTTGAAGGACAGATGTAAGAACAATATAACCGATAACTCGCGGCTTGTCAATAGGCAAATGCCAAATTGATGACACGAAAAAGGTTTACCCCTCGCGCTTCGGGGAAGTACGCTAACCGTTGTACATTACAAACGCGAGTCGGGATCGGCAGTGGCGGATCGTCGGCAAGTTATCGGCAGTGGCGGATCGTCGGCGGAGCAGGTTCAGCCGGTGACAATGGCTACACGCAAAACGAAAAACTATGGCTACACGCAAACATAGGAAATGTGGCTACACGCAAACGACGAAGTATGCCTATCCGCACTTGGCTACACGCACCGAGGCGCGAGAGGGGAAAGGGTGAAAAGACCTCTTAACTGATCGCCCGTACCCTTAAATGTATTCTTAACTATCTCGCTTGTTCCCTTAAATGCGAACAGCCGCCACATCGGAGAGGGAGTACGAAGTGGCGGCTGTCGTCGCAGGGAGGAGAATCGAGACTTGCGTATTATATAGACGTGCGGGTTTTTGTCAACCGTGCCGTTATTCAGCGTGCTTACTTAACTACACCCCCCGTTTCCCAAAACCTCGGTAAGACCTCGTACAAGCAACTTCTACAAACACAAGCGCGCTGTAAATCCCAATTACATACAGCACAACACAAAGCGCAACTAAGGCTTCTGCTTGCATCTCGGACACTTTACCAGCGTGCGCTTATATTGTGTGAGACACCACTTGCATACGCGGTAGCCTCTGTGCTTCTTAGGCTTGGGATCAGGAGTGAGTGTCATAGTTTTGCCAATGTCTCCCAGTCCACGTCCTCATGCAACAGCCAGCATTTGCCATCACGCAAAATAGCCGCGCCGAGTACGTGTGCGTCCCCCTTGCTGTCACGTTGAGAAACGTATGGAAGTCTTCGCTCATCAACACAACACCCGATCTCTATTGCCCAGAACTTGCCGCTACGATCCCGCTGCATAACCAGATGATGGTTGTGTGCCATGATCACATTCGTGAGATACTTGCTGGCGTACCACTTCGAGTCACCCTTTGCGCTTGACTTCGGATGGGTGATGCGCCATTCTACACCGCTTGACTTAGCCAGTGTATAGTAGTATGGCGCAATTCTCACCTTTGGCTCCTCACCCACGAACATGCGCTTGAGATCGTCGGGAAGAAACGGCGACTGCATCTGGCGTAAGACACGACCCTCATGGTTTCCGACCTCCCAGACAATATCATCAAATTGTTGGATCAACTTGGCGAGGTCTTTCTTGGCGTACCCCCACTCCTCGGATACGTTACCAGCGGAGGCTTTCTCCTGTCGGCCATGCTTTTCGATAATGGCCTCAAGTTTCCCCGCCATCGTGCTATTCTTGACAAGAGACTGTTTGATAGCAATGAGATCGTCTAGTGCTTCATCGGGAATGCCGTGCGAGTTACCCTCACCCTCCCAGTTGGGATCGAAGTGAGTCAAAGAAGCACATTCGATCACATCCCCCGCTAAAACACAGTGCCGCACATTCCAAATGCGGCACAAGTCTAATACCTTGTTGATGAACGCTGCCTCGTGATACGGGAACTGAATATCCCCAAGAATTGCAATGCGATCTGCCTCAATAACAAGCGGCGAGTCGTATTTTACAAACGGAGACTCGCCAATGACTTGTGAGTTTGTGCCGCCTGTTTTGATAATGCCCATACGGTAACGGTGCTTCTCAATTGCGACTACGGTAGTCGTTACGCCAGCGGAGGCTAGACGATGAACAATGTCGTGGTCGGTCATGCGCATTGCATTCTGGCGGATGTAGTCCTCCCCCGACATTTTGAGCGCGGGGATGATGGACTTCCAGTTTTGTTTTATCAAGCTACCACCAATTCTGAGTTTTTCCCACTTGATAAACGAGCAACCCAATAACACTCGTGGGTGTGCCGTATTCTTTGATCAATCTAGCAATCATTTGCTCTGTTCTCTCAATATGCCTATCCTCTTGCTCACCACCTAGACGACGCATGTCCCGATCCTTAAGAACGGCTACATCCGTTTCATTAGTTCGGACACGACCATTGATCTGATCCAGCCTCTCGCGTATTTCACCGAGCGATTTCTCGGCACTAGAAAACCCAGCTTTCATTGTTTCTAGTACACGTTCAATATCAGCCTGAGTAGCAATAGTATCTGGCATATGATCTCCCAATAAATAACAATGGCGGCAGAACAATTACTATTCTGCCGCCGTGTTCACGGTGGATGAATTCCGCAATTTTCCCCCTTGTGACGAGTTAGTCTGGCGGATTCAGCCGACCCCAGTTGAAGTGTTCCAGAACGGCCTTCTCAATTGCACCTTCCAGCGTGGTCACGTTCACTTTCACGCCGTAGGAGTCGAGTGCAGTCTGCGCATATTGCAGAGCAATGGCCTTCTTCTCAGCGCCAGCGAGGGTGACCTTGCGCGCCAGTTCGGTCTGCTCGGCTACTTTGACTGCCGCGCCAACCACCTGCTCGATGAACTCCCATTGATCGACATTGACTTGTGCCTTGACCAGCGCGAGTTTCTTCTGCACGTACGCTACGACAAAGCCAAGCGCAGTAATAAGTAGCGTAGTCAAAACGTTGGTGAGAAACGCCTGTACGAGAGTCCAGTCTACGAGGTTGAGGATGTCCATGTTCTTTGTGTCTCCATTGTGCTAGTTGAATTGATACTTACTCGTTGTGCTTATTGTGTGAGGAATTATACCACACTCCAATTGCACACTAATTGCACGCTAATTGCTTACCCATTCTCTTGAAAGTGCCACAGAAGCGCGCCGAACAGTATTATCGTTGCAACAACAAACACGAACAAGCGTAAGTAGCCATCAACGCTCACGCTGGCACTCCTCACACGGCTCGGTGGAAATGAGGTGTTTTTTCTCTTGGCACAAGTGCGCACCAAGCAAAGTAATTATTACACTTCCCCCAGCCTCGTTGGTGTCAATTGCATATCCAATGCTTGCCTCACCCAGTCGCACTAGACTCGACTGGAAGATGCTTAGAAGCGTGTTTGGCGAGAGCAAGTTTTTGCGCCTGCCTCTGCGTCCTACCCTTGAGTTCTTCGGGTGCGGCATCGAACTCGAATGCTCGTCCACCGTATTTGTCGGGATGCTTTTGTCTGTAAACATATCCCTTCTTTCCCTTTGTTCCGATGTTGACCAATTGCAACCGCCAGTCCGTGTCAGCCAATGTTATCGGCGGACTGGCGGTCGCTGAAAATTTGCTTGTTGGGGATGATCCTCCCCTGCTCCGTTTCCCTTACTCGTGCTTTGAGGTGCGATGAACTTCAATTCCTCTAATTGCTCATCACCCTCTGGCAAACTCATGCGCGGCACGGTTGCCTTCACAATAGGTCTGGCAGAGGTATACGTGCTTCCACCAGCCGAGCGACTATCAATGTTGATGTACTCAATGACACCCGTTACCACTGCCGCGTATCCAATGGTAATGAGCGCAACGAATGTCGCAACGTAGTCAGCCCACTTTCCCACCTCGGCTAACGATGCGCCACGCACAAGTTCAACGTCATACCACTGCATTGTGCCGATCACCAAGCCGAAGAGCACCATTCCGATGACGCCAAGCGCAATGCCGGTGAGGTATTGCTTGCGAATGCCGGCGTGCATACAGAAGTACGCCAGCAAAAAGCCCGCCTCTGGCGAGAGTGAGGTGATCCAAGGCCACAATGAGAACACACCGGGATTCATCTGCGGTGAACTGAGCAAATGAAACGAGCGTGCCCATGTGCTGAACATCAGTGTTAGACCAAGAATGGCCGCACACAGGTACACAATGCCGATAAGCAGGTCGGCGGTGTTCACCCGCCCGTCACGGTTGAGATCAAGCCATTTCATTTTACATTCTCCCTATGATTCGTTTCTTGCAATTGCAGCATTGGCAAACATCACTGTCTCATCCAATTTTGTCAATGCCACAGACAATTCACGACTCAGAGGACATGAACTCATTAGAAGTTCACCCATGAGTTTTGCCGCTGAACGTATTGCGTTATAGCGGGCTGACTGTTCTGAATTAGGCGCGTGATAGGTAAAGTCCTTTTCAAGTCTTTTATGATCGACCTCGTACATTATTTCGCCATCTTTGTCACTTGTCATTTCGTATTCTCCTTATGCTTCTGTTTTATTTAAGAAGTTCCATCAAGAGTTTCACCGCATACCAATCTGGGTTGAGAAGCACTTTGATACTTTGCGTTACCAAGAGAATAAAGACAACCATGTAGAATAACCATGCGATCCCAATTGTGACAACAACAGGGAGCAGACTATCATCCCCAAAACCTCCTTGCTCATCATGTTTCCTAGCCATCGCTAGAGCAATTCTGCTTCCAACGATCATCGCCACAAGCACCAACGCCAGTGCAACAATGTCTGCAATGGCCTCCATAACCACTTGTTTGTGTGCTAGAATAAACCCCTTTTCGGCCAGCGCACCCCCAATTTGTATCACGAGATTAATGAGTTGTTGGACTTGTTCAGTTGTCATTTCGTATTCTCCTTTTCAAACTCAAGAAAGAATTTCCCCATCTTCGTTACGTCCTGTGCCACGTTCTCTAGCGCCTCGATCATCTCCTCACGACAATGATCCATTACCTGAGCCATGTTTGACAGTTTATCCAACTGATCAGGGGACATGGAAAACGCAATGGCAAGCACGAACTTTATTGTCGTGTTGTAACCTTTTGCCCAACGCTCGATGATCACCGAGATACGCTCTAGGTGCGTCAGGTATTGTTCTAGCGTCTCGGTTATCTCCGCAATGGTCATTTCACAATTTGACCTTGAGTAAACTCAGAAGACTTTATCGAAGCGTCAAATACCAATCGGGCACTCTTTGCCATATCAATAGCAAGGTCTTCGGGAAACCATGTATCGGGCCATTCCGAATCTTCGCAGTGGTTGGACATCCAATTCTCAATAGCCTCGCACAGTGTTGCAAAAATGGTGGGGTGCATCTCTTTTCTCCTATTGTGTTCTATCCGCACTCAATAAGCAATGTCTGTCCAACAAGTAACTGGTTTGGATCACCTATGTCGTTCATCTGTGCCAGCCGAGGCCATGCCTCTTGCCTACCACAAAACCTCACCGCAATACTCGACAGCGTATCTCCTCGTTGCACAACATATACCATTGGCGTAGCACTTGGAAGTATTGTCGGCAACGATGATACCTTGCTTGGCGTTGGCGTGCGTGTCTTCAATGGCAACGAAGTCAGCGTGCTAGTCGAAGTGCGTGTAGGCACGTTGACATAAATCGTCTCGGTTAGAACTTGGGTAGAAGTAGTGCTAAGAGTTGGCGTTGTCACTCGCGGTGTGGGGAGGGGTAGGGTAGGCGTTATTCCTGGCGCAAGACACGCCAGGGACACTATTGAAAAGGCAAAAACCATGCCCAGGATGACCACCAGACGGTCAAGGTTCGTTTTTGAGGTCATTCTTTGGCTTTTTCGGTAAGAGCATTGCGTCTTCGTCGGGAATTGCCAAATCGCGGGGTTGCGCCTTGCGTATCAAAACACGCACGATCATGCTCTTCGGCCAACTGGAAACTCTAGCCAGCCAGTCCAGTTTCTTCGCCGTCTTGCTGTCCATGCGAAGGTTGAGGTTTCCAGCATCCATCTTCTTATCTGGGATCAACATTGAATACTATCTCACAGTCACAATAACCACCATGTTTAGTAAAATAGTCAAGTGACTCCTCTATGTTGATATTCCCCATTTTCTTAAGGATGGCCGTTGCTTTTGACTGATCGCGTCCTCCACCACAATTCCACTGTGCCTCAAGTCCCTCTCCGCGAAAATCACATCCCTCCGAGCCACAAAGTCTCTCAATAAACTCAGACCATTTAGGATGATCTGGAGTCATTGGTATTAGTTTTCTACGCTTGGTTTTCTTGATGGAAGTAGTCATGCGTCTATACTATGTCAATATAGGGTAGTTGTCAAGCATAGAAGTATGAGTATTTCGTGAGAGAGTTTTGAGGCGAAAAAATACTGAGGGGGAATGCAATTATCGCATTCTGTACGGGTTACACTCGTGAGTCTGAATGTACAAGTTGCCAGTTCCACCAAGTTCTGTTTTACCCGCCTTCAAGTCACACTTCACTTGTATCTTGAATCTCGGAGAAATGATAAGATCAGTACCTCTAATTTGCAAGTCTGCGTCAGTGACATCCATTGCTATAAGTGGAAGCCTAATAAGCCCCATCAGAAACATGTTCTTTACCACATTGACGGCCCATACACCCTTATCACTTGTTGACCATCTCCTAATGAGTCCCATAGGAGGAATAAGATCATCGGGTATTTCAAACTCAAGCATTGACGGAATTTCATTGGGAGAAATGATATACCCTTGTGCGGTTTTAATGTCGCCAGTCCAAGCCTCTCTTTGTCTCAGACAACTTGCGCTTGTTTCGATATATTCAACTGCTCTCTGAGTCTCAAAGACAAACACCGTTTTGGTAACTGCCGATACATGCGCTCGATAGTCACTCTCTTCTTCCTCAATACCATATTTCACAAGTGCGGTGTTAAACATCTTCATTCCCCCATATACTCCAGCCCTTTATCTTCTTCCGGGCAAAGAGTTCTATCTTATTGGCAGAGGGATACAGTGTTTCAATAATGTTCCTGAATTCCTCCGGCTTCTCCGAGTGTTCTTTTGTTCTTTCAACTTGAACCACGCTATCGAACAACTTGTTGTTCTCCGGTGTAAAACTTCCGCGTACACATACTAACAAAAACTCATGCCTAACAGAATTATAGTGACCAAAATTGTGCTTCACCTTATCCCACACGAACGAAGTTTTATACTTGAAACCCCATGCTTTGACAACAGGGAAACACTCCTCCAACAAGGGTGATGTAACCCAAAGAAATAACACAGCATTGTCCTCAACAACACCCCTAATATCTAATGCACATAGTTCCTTGATGGACATGCTTGGATAATGACGCTCGACATGGCCGTAGTTGTCATCGTTGATAATGCCCGCATTGCCATACTTCCAGGGAGGGTCAGCGTAGAGGACTGAATATCGGCCAGAGAGTTTTGGAGGAGGCTTCTTTTCAGATTTGACGATCTCACGTTTAGCCTCGGAGATAGTTGCTTCGCCAGAACGCATTTTCTCGAACAGATCGGGACGCTTCTTGGCTATCTTCTTGGCATCGGAAACATATTGGCGGTTTGTACCTGTTAGTTTAGCAGCTTGTTCTGTAGCAGTATTTTCGTGTGCTTGCTTATTTGCCTCCTTGTCAGATAAGGTAGCCAAAGAATTGGCTACCTTTTTTCCTCTACCCTCACTAAGTTTCTGTTTTTCTCTTGTCTCTTCCCCCAACATTGGCAACATATCCACTGCGATAGTTGCCTTCTGCGTACTGCTCAAGTGTCGCCGATGCAAATTCAGCGACACAACAAACTCAACCAGCGATCCCTTGCCACTCCATGTCTTGAACTTCGGCTCTACTCCTAACTCCTTACAGGCATTGTATCTATTCCTCCCATCAATAATTTGATCCTGATAAATCCAGATCGGCTCTATCTGACCATTGACAGATATATCGGCTTTGAGTGCTTCGTACTCATCCTTGCTCATCATTGGGAATAAGTTGGATACTTTATGGAATTTCATTAGATACTCCATGAAGCGATAAAGCCGCTGTCTTGGTTTCTCATCCTTGCTGAGGGGAATGGGACATTCAAGACAACGGCTCTATTGCAAGAAACGAAAATGTCCGCAACCCCTCAGCACGGACATTATACCACGATATGTCTGGTTGTGCTTTCGGTTCACATAGAACATCGGTGCATCTTTGTAACGGACGAAACCGTAACCAGTTGATCATTCATATTCCCAGACTCGTTATTCTGGTTAATTCCCGATCAAATGTCGTGGGTAGACTTTTATTTCCAACCAAGAAGTCTTTTCCCATCTCTGTTATTGTGTAGTCTCCTCGACATCCGCACGGACAACCATGAACTAGTCCACGCTTGATTAATTTTGCCATCTTAGCCATCTGCAATTTTGAGGGTGTTCCCTCTGGCATAGCATCTTGCACGGTTGGCATAGAATAACCCTTGCCCCAAGTACACCAGTTCCCATTCTGGGAAAGAATAAACTCAAGAATCGGCCTATCTGGAATGTCTTTACATTGCACTGTGCTATTTCCTTTATAACATTTTGAGGCGAAAAAATACTGAGGGGGTTATGCTTATCCCTCAACCAACGACTCCACGAAGTCCTTACTACAACTCTTCTGCATACCCATTTTGCGAAACGCGCCATCGGCAATTGCCACGTACCCTCGCACGTTGAAAGCATCATCGTAGTCAATGTCTCTCCCGCGTCGCGTTCTTCCCGCTCTTTGTTCAAGATCGCTTGCCGTCTGCCACTTGTAGAACTTGCGGTCGTAGTTCATGCGCTCGAACTCATACGTTCCCGGCGCGCAGTAGGGGAAAGGACATTTTGCAACGATAGCGATTCTCTCCTCGCCTAAGTCAACTCCCGCATTGAATGTCGGCGTCACGACTAGCATCCCTCGCTTCCCATTGCTTCTCTTCGTTGCATTCCACTGTGCGAGTTGGTTGCTTGTATTCCCTCGGTCAGGCACGAACAACCGTTGTTTGTCTACCTTATGCTTTATCAGTCGTGCAACTAGGTCGTCTGCCTGTCGCCAACTTGTAACATGAATAATGCCACTCCAGTCCTCAGGGAGTTGGTTCAACGCATTGGCTATGATCTCTGCTTGCTTGTCCCTCGCGGTCTCATTTGCGCTCATGCCCATCGTTGGACAGTCCAGCACATGCACCGGTCTTGTCTCTGGCAGCCACTGGTTCTGCACCTGCTCAAAGTCGTAATGCTCGATACCTAATTCCTCAGCCAAGTCTTGCACATTGCCTAGCGTTGCACTCATCATCATTACCCTCGGATATACACCGAGAAACAACCGAGGAAAGTGATGCCGCGCCGTCAACGGCTTGATGAACATGCCCGCTGACTTCGTGCCATCGCTCCTCGCAATAGCCTGTCTACCCGAGCGTATATGCCAGTCGTCGCTTGCGTTGCTCATGGCGATAAGCGTTTGTTCGAGTTTCATCTGCATACGCTCGGCTTGCGCCTTGCGCGGTTTATTCTCCTCCCCCTTGAGCGTATGTACATGGAGTTCCAGACGCTCAGTTGTATCCTCCAACCACTTTAGGCAAGCGTCGAATGACTCCTTGCTTGAGTCATAGCATGAGGGAAAGTCAGCCAATCGCCACTTGACCCTCTCCGATTCCTTCACCGTGCAACTCACAAACTCCAACACTTCATCGGGGAGAATGTGTGCCTCGTCTAGCACAAGGTAGCCAGTAGACCACTTCTTGTCTTTTACCCACCGGCTCGTGAGCATGTAAGCGTAATTCAACGCGCGCTTGTGCGACTGCTGCGTAATAGCCTTCTGGATCAAGTAGGGACACTTATCTGCTACCTCGCACTTGTCCATCTGCAATTCGTACAAGCACTCCGCTGCGCTCGCCTCGACATATGCTCTCCCGTTATGCACACAAGGATAATTCCCCCGGCCAAAGAGCATGTCGAAGTCGTACAACTCGCGGTATTGCTCCTGCAAGGCTTTAGTCTTCATGCAAGCCGTTGCGCCAAGACGTTCAGCTAATGCACGTGCATACGCCGTCTTTCCAGACCCGACAGGCGCTTGTAAAAATATCACACTCCCCACCGGTTTCTTGAGAAGCGTTTGTGTGGCCTCCCATTGTCCCTTGCGCCAGTCATTGTGTGTGAGTCCGTAGTTGCTCGGTCTCTCTCTTGTGTTGTCAGTCATGTATCCCTCTCTCCTGTTTGTCTATTACTTACGTCTCGCCTTTGCTTCCCACACCGCTAACTCCCTGTCCATCCTCTCCACTAACTCCTTCTGCCTATCCTCTCTCGGCATCACGTAAGTCCTCTTCGTATCACGATGCAAGTCAAGTATGCTCAACCTCACTTGTACAACCATCCCCTTCGGCCATACCTCACTTGCCAGACTTACCCGAAACTGGTCGTATGGAAACTTACTCCCCTTCTCGTACACCGGCACATCATCCTCACTCGGACACCATATAACTGTCACCGTCTTGATCACCTTGCTTTGATAAGGTTTACCACCCTGTGCTTTCTCAAGCAAATACTTGGCCTTCTGCCGCTGGCTACTTTTGATCCCTACACACTTCGGACATATGGTTTTTGCACTTCCCCATATCGGCCCTCCGCACATGTAGCAGGTTGGGTCTTTCACTCTCTCTCTCCTCTCGCTGTAAATTAGAACATTTGTTGTTGGGGGGGGTGGGAGGTAGTAGTGTATGCTCTATAGAGAACAGGTATCCCTATCCTAGACTCTATTAAGATCTATTATAGTAGCATATACTACCTCCACCTCCCCCACCCCCCCTGCAAGGAGTGGTGCATGTATTGACAAAAACAGACAAATAGGGGGTGTAAGGAGTAGTGTAAGTACCATGCACCCCTACTTACACCCCCCTACCTAACTTGACATAAGAATTTTTGATGATTTACCCCTAACACACACCCATCCATCATCTCGCTGGACTGGTTTTATGCCAAGTCGCTTCCTAGCCTCTTGTACCATAGCCTTGTTGAATCCAGCCAATACCGCACGCTCGTTCATTTCCTCGGAAGGTATCTCATCTCTATCCTGAAACAAGCTGGCTATGAACCGAGTACATCGTTTTGTCTTCGTGTCATTGCGAAGATCGTAACGCTGTGCATACTCAGGAAACGGATCGCTCTTGACACGATCCAATAATTCTTTAGGAGTCAGTCCAATATCATCACAAGCATCTGTAAGAAGTCGCTCGATTTCCTCATTGGGAGTATCCTTATAGATACTGGCAATATGATATGCCTCAGCATACTGCGAAGATATGATCTCGGCTTTGACTCGGCGTGTCAAGTTATCCTTGGGCTCGCCACCTCCAGCTATCACATGACGCATTTCAATAATGCACCACGAGGCGAAGAATTCCTTGCTCCAACCTCGGTTATTACTTTCCTCAGATAACCACCAGAACACATCCTCTGGAATATGAATAAGGTTGAGACGACGCGAATTCTTTTCCTCCTTTTGCGGGATAAAGAATTCTTTTTCCTTCCTCTCCGCCTCATCTCCGAGACGTTGCAACTCCTCGAAGTCTGGCATTCCATCGTCTTGCTGGTTTATCTTGAATTGTGACATTGTGGCCTCCACTTTTTGGCATATTGCTTGTGATCATAATGTACGAGTGCCGCAATTGTCACCAGCAATGACGCCAGCGGGGAGGCCACGAGAATTAGATAGGGAGTGAAACCGATGGTGAGAAGTGAGAAGGGAGAGGGATCAATGGTCATGCTGTGTATTTCGGGAGAGGCAAGTCCTGGACTCGCTGGACTGCGATAATGCCACGACCAAATTGAATTCGCTCCTGCGCGCTTGCTTCTGCAACTATATCTCGCATCGCCCGCGCCCCGCGCTCGAAGGCCTCGCGCAGGGCAGCGTCGAGCTCCTGATCGTCGAGCGGTCGGGCCAGCGTCGCATAGAAATCGGCGCTACGTGCTTCCATGATCATGACGATCTCCTCTCGACTCATTTGCGTTTCGGGTTTCATGTTATCCTCCCAACTCCTCAGCATAGTTACTCTTATACCATCGCTTGAACGCATCACGCCTATTTACAATGGCACGCACCAACGCAATAACGCTACCGCGCTCGCCGGCGTGCGTTCCGGCACGGTGGATCATGCCCAACTCCTTTGCTAGTTCGCACGCCTCGCTATACAACTTGCGTGGCATACCGAGGCTCATATTCGCCTTTGTGTAAGTGAGCCAGTTGCCAGCCAGAAGTTCACGACCGTACATAGTGATACGCGCTAGGACTTGCTTACCCTTGCCGGGCTTCGTTTCAATTGCACCCATCTTGAGAAACGCATTCACGATGTTCGCGCGTGAGATATATGTTTCCACTTTCGGCGTAAGAATGTCCACCCACCCACCGTCATCGTGCAAGGCTTGGAGAAACGCCTTGCGTGACCGAATGGAGGAGAGAGGGGGTTGCTTCCGTCCTTTATTTGGCATTGATTGTCTCCCATTGTGCGGTAATTTGATCATCGCTCAGACCGGCAATGTGCTTGAGCAAGTCGGGTAATTTTTTGCCAGAGGCTTTCCATGTAGCGATAGCCTCGGAGCGTGTTTTGGGTACACCGCCACTCTCCGAGAATTGCATGTCTGTTGCAGACTTATCGCTAAAACTGACATTGTTGCCAACGATACCGGCGTCAACCAACGCCAGTGTCTTTTCCATCTCCTGAATTTCCAAGTCTTTGATCATCATCTTCATTTGGATATTGCTTAGAAACTCGGAGGCCATATCACGTTCGTCATCACTCCATTTCTCATTCGTCTGAAGGTTTGTCAAGTCACATCCAACTTCAAGATATTGATTGATATGTTCCCAATCACAGATCGGAATGCGATATGGCAACAGTCTCTTTTGAATGTACTTGTCATTCTCTACATCAATATCAAACTCGCCCATGCGTTCTTTGATCACCAAGCCAGCGGGTTCACCGTTGGTATTCAGTGGCTCAGGTACAAGCCAAAGCATTAGGCTACTGCGTTGAAACAAAACGGTCGGGTTGCCAGCCATCTGCACCTTGTTGGGGATAGGTGCTTTAATCCGCTTATCCCACACGTTGCGAAGATGGAAGGTGAAAATAATGGTTTCGATCCCGCGTCCCCAAATGCCGTTTAGAACATTCTCGTACAAAGGACGCAGAAGGTTGGCCTCAGCCTTAGCCCAATCCTTTGATAAGCCGAACTTCGCCATGTTGTAATCAACCCACGCCCTCATGCCGTACTCGAACTTTTGGCCGGTGTCGAGAACGAGGCACTTGTACTTGTCTTTAGGTATCTCGGACAGAGTTTTGAGAATGTAGCGATAGTACGAGAGCATGGCATCACGCTCTTTCTCGTTCGCCCAAGGCAAGTTGTCCTTTACAACTCTGTCAAGGATGTTGTCTTCATCTGGAAAGCCATAACGTTCTTCTACATCCTCCAGATCAATATATCCCTCAAAAGTCTCAGCATGGCCGTGTTTCTTCAGACGAGCAAGGATGTTATTGGACGACCGCTCCGCGTCTAGGATGACCATCTTGCTTCTTTGCGATGGGGGAAGGAAAGTCAGACCGAGACGAGTCTTTCCTAAGCCACGCGCACCTGTGATCGTGATTAGATTCTTGATAATGTTTTTGTCCATTGGATTTCCTCTCTTCTTCATGCCTTGTGTCTATTCGTATATTGAGTAGCCCAAGCGCGAATCTTGTCAAGAAGTGGAAGTGTATGTTCGCCTATTTCCCGCGACTCGTCAGTATCTCTTTTCCAAAGTCCCGCATCCCTGACGAACAGCCAGATTCCATCATCAAACTTAATGATAATGTTTCCGTCTGGCCGACCATCTTTTATGTCAATTACAACACGACCTTCTAGCAGTTGATAGATGGTGTCTGTCTGAAATGTACTCATGGAATCTACTCCTCTCTTTTTCATGTCCTACACTTTTCTGATGCTCACAGACGGTTCGCCCACCTTGCAGAAAGTGAGAATTTCGGGATGTGCCGCACCATAACCCTCTAGTGCCTTTGTGTCCCAACTTGTGCGTCCTTTGCTCCAGACGGCCATGAGTCGTTGCCCCTTGATGGTCTTGCCATAGCCTACAACTTCGGCTTTGATATTAGCCTCGATCTCAACAATGTTTCCATTAACCGTTTCTGTCCTGCCAGAAAACTCTGCCTCAATTTCGGCAATTTTGGCTCTGATCTCATCAGGAATAACACTGGCGATCAATGTCTCCTTGTCAAGACGCAAAACATCGCGCTGTGCCTGATACTCCACTAACTGGTCAAGCATATCTACAACTGATGTTTCCATGCTATTGCTCCTTCTTTTCGTAATTGTTCTCTTCTGCCCATGCGGATAGGAATGCTTCGTCAAACACCTCTTCTGGAGAAAAGTTCTCTTTTACCTAATCTACTACCCATGCCGCATCCCCAAACAAATCGCGGATAGCACGAGTAACATCACTGTCTGACACCGAGACAAATAATTGATCCAGAAAATCCTTATCCTGACGACCAGTTGTTTTTGCCACGTTATTACTCCTTTTCCTCTTGCATGTCATTCCATCCCACAAACTCAAGGATGGACTTGCGCGTTTTCTTGCCTACACCGACAACGGAATGATCGCTGATAATCACAAGGCAGTCCATCAGCGTTGGGTTCTCCGACTTTTTCCTAGCTTCATCGTACACCAATTGCGCTCGCTCAAATCCCAAGCCGGGGAATGTCATCAGAGTCCGTTGTACATCGGGTATCTTGTAAAGCGTCTGTGGCGCAGGACGAAACACGGGATAGTCACCCCATCCATCGTACCCCATCGCCTTGCGCTCTTGTACCTTGACTAAGCGGTTGTACCAGTCCATGCACCACGAGGCCATCTGCCTGTCGCTGAGTATCCACGATAGACGACCACTGCACCTATCACTCCCGCGCAACTGCCACGAGTCCATTGCTGCGATAACACTATCATAGCGTATCTCCCGCGTTCGCCCATCGGCAACCGACATGCCCTCCTTATCACACTTGAGATCACCTACGATCAACAGCCAGGGTATCTCCGTTACTTGGCACATTCGCAACAACTGGTTTGGCAAACGGTTGTCGGTCTGAAAGAACGAGGTGATGAAATCGTTGATGTCCTTACGCTGGACACACAATCCCTCTCGCGCATGTCGCTTGAGCATTGCATCTGACTTGGTAGGGAGGGACAGCGGAGTAATGATAAGGTCTGCACCGGTCATGTCCTCTAACCCCGTCACATACTCGCGTACCAGTTCAAGAATAGATGGGTGTAGGTGTCGCTCCTCGGTCGGGTCAGCGAGAATAAACTTGGTCATACCTACGTCTTGCTCGTGGTCAGTGAGTTCTGTTGTGCCACGATCCACGCGCAAGCAAGTTCAAATAGAATGTTTTGTTGCTCACGAATGACCGCGAGCAGGTCAACGGCCAACGGGTATGCCTGGTCAACTTCGTAATGTCCGCTAGCAGTTGCCGCCTCAAGCAAGCGCAGACGCTCTTTTGCTGATTCCAGCGCAACGAATTCCGCCCGTCTGACAACATGCTCGCGCCAGGCACGCGCGTGCTGGACACAGATGATGACATGAAAATCTCCAATGATCAGACCCGGCACACCAGGCCGTCCGCAAATCTCACAACTATAGTAATCCATGATATTCTCCTTAGTCAAACTCTGCTCTTATGAGTTCGCTCATTGCCATCCCGCCAGAACTAGGATAAGCAACACCACTCCAGCCCAGAACGCCAAACCAAATAAGACTATGCCAATGTACATAAGCATTCTCTGCCAAACAGGTGCAAGTTCCTCTGGCTCTTTGTGCCACTCACGATGGTCAATTGTATTGCTCACGTTTCCTCCCACAAGCAAAGTATGAGTGGTGGTTATTTCACTACTAACCACCACTCAACCTAACTACATATCTCTGTCTAGGCAATCACGATGTTGAGATCACCCATCGTCAGACCGAACTCAGCCGCAACTTTCGGCTTGGCTTTTGTCTTGAGAGCATCGGTGATCTCCGGGATGCTCATCCGCAAGGTTTCTACATCACCGTAGGTTTCCTTCGCCTTGTCAGAAAGGTCATCCCATTTGATCGTAGAGGTCTCACTAGCCTTGTTGCCAGCCGCAATTGCCTCACGCTCGCCAGCGAAGAAGCGTAGAATGACCGGGACACGGTTTCGATCATGCCCGCCCAATCCCACTTTCACAGTCTCGTAGATCGCACCGGGTGCAGGGTTCTGAACCACAAGCAACTCAGCCCACCGATCCCACGACTTCTGACCGAATTGGAGTGCATCGGCTAACTTGTCACTTGCCCCCGCCTCTTTCGAGTTAATGATCCAGTCTTGTGTTCCCAACTTAGACCAAATCATAACACGCATGGCCTGAAGACGATCCAGCAGATCGCTCGTGTCCAACTCGTTGTGAATATCGCCGATGGCCGATGGATCAAAGAGAGGCTCTTCGTACCACTTTTTGTAGCGTGCCCAAGCGTCTACCACTGCGGGGAGAGTGACGAGATTGAAACCTGCCGCATTGCTCTTCGCGGCTTTGTAGTTCTTTCCGATGCCCTGAACCAGAGCGTGAGAGGATTGAACCAAGCCCCACTTTCCCTTTGCATCATCTGTCATGTTGGTGACACTGGCAAGCGGCACAGCCATCACGAAACATGGCTTGACAAAGTATTTATCTCCCAGGTATTGCTTTACAAACTTGTCAGCACTCTCTTTATCACCGGGAAAGTAAAGCGGGCCTTTGGGAATTTCTTTTCCCTCCGAGGTCTGGAATGGTTCTTTGATGATTCCACCGAACCAGCGGTGGTTAGCGTTGACCTTGCCAATCATCCCACGCTGGACGAATTCGCCAGTTGGAAGAGGGCCATGATCTTCGCCAGTAAACCCATAGTCGTTCTGAGTGTCACTGTCAGACATTGTAATTTCTCCTTAGTTGAAAGTTGGATGTGAAAGTTGAGGATGTACCCGACTCCCTGAGTTTATGCTTCTCTAGTCACCTCCCTGCATTGGACGCTGTTGGTTTACGAGATAGCAACGATTTACGATCTTATGGCCTTTCTTCCTTCACTCGGATAGGTACGAGTTGACCCGTAGATCGCACGTCCTACTTACTGTCGCACCCCGGCTCTAGCAACTTCAAGTTTCTCGCAAGTCTACAGTTAGAGCGTCCGTTGTTATTCGCTCACACATGGGTTGCAGATACCTGCGTTGCACGATGGCGGTGCAGTTTATTCACCACTGCCTACGTCATTACTCGCAGTTGTGTGGCTACTCAGCGCGACTGGGTGTGACAGTTACTTTTGTTTCTTACCCTTGTTCTTACTCTTGCTCTTGCTCTTGCTCTTACCCTGCTTTGTATTGTCAGTAGCAGGCTCGGCTTTCTTTTCAACCTTCTGCTTTCCCTGCTCGCGCTTGCACACTGTACACCGCCAGCCTCCCGTACCTTGATTGACCTTCGGAGAGTGGTTATGCACGCGCATACTCACGCCATAGACACGATCTTGGTACTCGTTCGTACACTTGCAAGCAAGAATTTGAGTGGGCATACACCTGTCCTTATGGAGATAGTGACTTGAGCAATGAACTAAGCCAAACGCTAAAGCACAACTGCTTTCTGCAAACTACTTTTGATTTTGTCGGTCATTCGTTGTGTGTGTGTTTGTCTCGGTAGTTCACAGAAGGCAGATGTGCTTTGGCATGTTTTACTGCGACCCCGACCGCGACCCCGACCGCGACCCCGACCGCGACCCCGACCGCGACCGCGACCGCGACCGCGACCGCGACCCCGACCCCGACCAGAGCGAACCAGTAAACTTCTTGATCATTTTTGCTCCCGCGGAAGTTTATGTACCCATTCAGTTATATCTACAATGGAGTCTCGGTTGAGGATCACTGGATTGGGATATGGTTCAACCTCATCAAGATTTCCTGTTTGGAGTGTATTGAAAAAGCGTCCCATGTTTGCGATCCATGCCGCGTCCGAGAGAACGATGTCGCTGTTGGTTACAGCCACGAGTTTTCCTGTGAAGTAACTCGTCACCGTGCGAATGAAGTAGGACTTGCCCACTTCAAACGAGTGACTTTTTCCTTCGTTTGGTGTGCCAAACATCTGCGTCAGTTGTTTCGCTTCCCCGATGGTGAGGCTGTTGATGTCCACGTTTTTTCTCCTTGTGAATTGAGTTTGAGTTATGGTTTACTTTCACCACATGCTTACAGGGGACAATATATAACGACTTATGCTAAATGTCAATGGGCATTAGATAAGTTTAAGGTGAGAGAGGGAGGTTGACATAATAACTCGGAGATACCCTACGAGGACACGCGATAGAATAGAAGATGATTATACACTATGTTTGCACCTCCAGATGAACCAGTTGTTCCCTCAATAGTCAAGGTCTGCGTCCCGCTGGCAGATATAGTAAACCTTGATGCAGTGGTAAGAACATTGTAAGCAAGTGCACCTCCAGTATCAACTTGTCCAATTTTAGTTGATCCTATACTCGCGGCAAGTATTCCACGAGTAGAGAATTGGGTATACATAAGTTGAAATTCCCATGTTCCATCTGTCATGTCAATTAGATATTTGGCGGAAGCACCATTGGATGTATGAAAGATAGAGTATGCGTTTAGATCGGAACCCCCTCCTCCTGACGTTTGTACATCTGCGTGTGCACAAACACAGAAAAATGGCAGGAGAGAAATTGTCTGATACGCAACCTTGTTATACTGACTTCCCTGAATAGAACTACCACTTGCCAACAGTTGTGCGCCATCTCCTGGTGCGCCAGTATGACCATGTGATCCGGCAAAGTCTATGTTATCCAAAGTTTGTTCGTCAAGCTTTGCTATACAAGTTGATTGCCCAACCGAGTAGTTTATAGGATTAGTCCAAGACATTAGTATCCGCCTGTCTTTCTGATCTTGAATGCTTGAATACGAACAATAGAACCAGACGATGACGCATTCTTCTTGCCACCAGCAGTAATAGCCAATTCATAACTTCCCGATGTTGGCACACTTGCTGGAAGGGATACAATAGTATTTTGTGATACTGCCGCACCATACATATCAATTTCTCCCAATGTACTCGACCCAAGTAACACTGAGGCTGTTCCCAATGTGGGACATGCAGAATACATTAGTTGAAATGTGTATACTCCGGCGAATAAGCCAACCGGCCATTTTGCCGATGCAACCGATGCGCTCGTTCCTCGAAACCCGCCAAAGACTAGCCCTATACATGCCGCGATAGTAGAAAAGCCGGTCTGACTTGCTGGTGTGTGACAAACAATCTCGTATCGGTTTGTATATGGACTGGCGGCACTAGCACTGATAAGAGTTGATGCACCCTCGCCAAGAGAACCCGAATGATTGTGTCTACCAATGATTCTTAAGTCATCATTCAATTGATTGAGATAAGAAGCGGTAAGCACCTTATTGGCAGAAAGTGAGGGAAGTGTATTATATGCCATTATGAACCAGTCCTGCGAATGTATATTGCTGAGAACTTTACTGTATACTCATTCTCTATACAGCTACTTACTATAAGAGTAAGAGTCTTTTCTCCATTGGTATTGATAGAGAAACCACAAACACTATTATTGCTGCCATACCCCATTGTTCCTATCCCCGATCCATTAATACACGCTGTAAGAACTCCTCTGCTTAATCCAGCGGGAAGATTGCCATACAGATCAAGTGTATACGTTCCAGTTCTAGTATAAATGTCATAGGCTATAGATGCGTCGAGTGTAGAAGTTGCTACAACTCCATTGTATATCCATGCGGCATTGCTTCCAGTGGGAGCTGTCTCTTTAATCCATCCCGTACAAGCAGTGGGAAAGAATGCACTAAAGGTATCATTGTCAATTGCTGGAAAGAAACTTGCTGGTGGAACAAATAATCCCTCTCCTGCGCTCCCGCTATGATCGTGACTTGCTAATACTGTCAAGTTGTCCAATACTTGTACCTGCCAATTGCTAGGCGAGATGATGGGACACCCCGAGGGGCCATCCCACTTCGATCCCGATATTGGAGAGGTTGCAGTCCAAGTCATGTTCTAATATCCCAACCCATCAGTTCCACCTATTTCGCTCAGGTCTATTACAAACACATTCTGTGTTGAGGCGCGTTCTAGCGTATATGTAACACTGTGCACACCGCCGACCGACCATTGTTCATCCAACTTACCGATGAAGAAGTCCTGCCCATTCAGACCAAGTGAACTGTTACTAATTGCCAGTCTATCATCCAAGTCACGCCGTAGTATCTGCTCCCAATTCGTTGCATTATCATTGACGATGTTCAAAGTAACATCGTCAAGGTTCTGTGGGTCTTTGTAGCGGTTGACTAGATATTGTGCAAGATCACGCGCCTTGCCAGACAGATGAATAAGGTTTTGCCCACCGTAGGTTAGCGTTCTTTCTCCATACAATGCACATGCTGTTACGTCACGCGCTGTTGCCGTCTGTTGCTCGTAACTCACCAGTGGCGAACCAGTAACAGTAAACCCTGTCAACCACTCAGTAGAACTACCACTGTTACTAGCAACAAACTTGAAACTTTCCGCAAATGCCACAAACGAAGTGCTAAAGTCCGCGCCAACATTCGTTCCCGTGCCATCTGAGGCAGTGAAGAAATTGGCCGTGCCGCTGGCTACACCTAATGCTGGTGCAAGTTGACAAGTGCCGGGATCAAGATAGTTGCCAAAGAAACTTCCACTAGACTGTGCAGGTATGTCTAGCGCACCCTGCGGTTGCAACGTCCAAACCGTTGTCTCGGCCTTCTGCACCTTTGGCACATACGGCACTTCTGCTACTGTTGCAATGTCATCATCACTTCGACGGTAGGAAATACCCGCCATTGTGTTGTCGAACGATGCGCTTACTGTTGACGTAACGCTTCGATAGTTCCTATCGTGGAACACGAATGCGCCTGCACCATTGATGTATATGAACCCATACTCGGTGCGTTCAATGTCAACCAATACCTCATCCAACTTGCGCCGCTCGAAGTAGGCATACCGATAGTTATCTGCGCCATCGGCAATGTTTCGGCAGGTAGTGAAGTAGCCAGCGTTATCAAGCAGGCTACCGGCAAGGCTTCCGCTTTGCACATTCTGATATAGCGTACTCCGTGTCTCAACCCTTTGTAACTCATTCCAGTCATCCGTACACACTAGCACGGCATTGCGACCGCCACCAGTGTCAGGCTCAGAGTTGATCTCTTTCAACTTACCAACAAAGCGATAGAACGTACTCGCGGGACTACCGAACTTCCAACCGATGTTGATCCTTCTATTTGGCAGTAGGCTTCCACTTAGGCATCCGCTTGTGTTCAATGGTGAGAACAATGCACTCGGACTGTCAACTGTGATTGTTGCCGTACCGACACCCACACGCTCCAATTCACTCGTGCGACCACGCGTGATGCTATAGTCTTGCACAAGGTAAACAATGTTTTCAAGTCCCGCACCGATGCCATTGCCAAGCAAGCCGCCAACAATGAAATCATCGTCGTTCGTTGGCGTAGCAACGATCCTCCAACCAAGACTAGCATAGTCTCCCTTGCTCGGCCAGTCAGTCTCAACAATTAGAGATGCAGATGCCATACACTTTGCCTACTGTATCTGTATCCCGTGTGCTTTCAAACTGCGTGCGATGATAGGCGCAAGTTCATTGCCTAAGCGAATAGCATCAGCGCGCGATCCGAGGAATGCACCCGCACTGATAGTTATATTTGTGCCGCCACCGAGCATATTATTAGGAATAATTGTGCCAGCAGTTTTTGGCATAAAGAGTTCTGGGCCAGCCTCGCCAACAGGGAATGCCCCACCGGGCCATACCGGGCCACCATGCTGACGACCCTGATGACGTGTCCAATCTGGAGGGGGTGGTATGCTAGGAAGGGTAGATATTAGGCCCATTTGATACATTATTGTGGCTAGACCAAATGCTGTGTTTCCTGCCTCTTGTAACCGATCTCGATACACAAGCATAGCATCTGATGCACCCATGGTCTTAAGACGTGCAACCTCAAGCATTTCATGAATCTGTGATCCCTCAGTCGTTACCGAAAGCAAAGCATCAAGCCAGGCAACCTTGAATCCTTTTTCAATTGCCTCCGTAATCTTCTTTATATCCTCTTCGGCTTGTTCACGTCGTTTTTGAGATTCTTCATTAGCTTTCTCTGTTGCTGCTCCCTCAGCAGCAATAATAACAGCAATCTGTGCTTGTTTGGCTGTCTCCAAATCCTCTATTTCTCGTGCATGTTTTATATTAGCCTCATCCAACTCACGGACATACTTATCTCGTATCATAGAAAGTTCTGCTGTGTGTTTGGCTTCTAGTGCATCCAAATCACGTTGTATCTCTTCCTCAATACGCCGTCGACGCTCAGTGGAATAATCATCCTCTACCTCGGCCATTCTTCTTTGTAGATCGGCTCTTTGATCGATATGTCGTCTCTCAAGAGAAAGCAATTGATCAAGACGCTGATCCTCTATATCTTGCAAACGCGCGGCTAATCTCTCGGCATCATCACCATAATCACGCCGTGCTCTCTCAATATCAGTTAATGCATCCTCATTGACTCTAGCAAGGTCACGGGCATAATCAGAATCGGATTCGGCCAAATCTTGGTTGACGTCTTCAATTGAGTCTGCACGACGCTCATCGAAATCTCTAAGAGAATCAGTTAGTCGTTGCATAAGGGCCATGCGTGCTTGTGCATAACTTTCATTCTCGGACAGGAGATTATCCATGAGCGATCTTTCCAGATCAATCATGCGATCATTGAAAGATTCCCTTGCATCAACAATGCGATCATCATATTTCCTGTAAGTATCAAGTCTATTCTTATCTGCCTTTTCACGAATATCTTGTAATTTATCATTGAGATCGAGTTCAAGGTCTGCTATCTTCTCCCCGAATTTCTCATTCTCATCTAGTAGACGGTTGACTTTATCCAACTCAGTTTCAACAATTTTATCAGCAGCCGCACGCCATTTATCGGAGTAGTTTTCTATACCTTCAATGGCTAAGGCGAAAACATCCGATTCTTTAGCAACGGCCTCTGTAACAGTATCAATGGAATCAGCAACCTCCCTATGTTCTTCTGGCATGGGGCCAAGCAGGTCAGAGATAGCCTTGAGTATAATAAAGGCTGGGTTGAGTTGCATATTGAGTTTGTATGCCTTCTCAATAATTGGGGCAATTGCCTCTCCCCATGCGATCCAAGTAGGAGCATGATCGTTAACAATGCTCAGCAATCTTGTCATTTCGATAAGAGTGGGCGAAAGTGCCTCGTTGAGAAATTCTCCAAAGGCTTGTTTAGACTCTTGTAATTCTGTTTTGAGTATGCCATATTTATCAGTAAGTGAGTCCGTACTCTCTCCGGCCTGCTTTTTGATTATCTCCCCGACTCGCAATGTTTTCTCCAAATATGCAAGTTGTTGTTCCTCAGCGGTGAGTTCTCCAACGCTTTTCCCAATTGCTGTAGCATATTCTATATAGGCATCTTCAGCCTTGAAAATAATACCGATGTTATCCAACCAGCGTTTCTCACCGCGTTTGATACCCGTTGTCAATGACTCATAGGCATAGTCTACATCGCGTATGGCGGGGTTGACTATCTTTGCCGCACGAGCAATTTCCATCAATTGAGGTAAATTATTTGCTAGTTGTTTACCAAGTTCTCCACTCGTACCCATTAGGACAATGGCCGACTTCGATTGCAACTCATAGTCGGTTGCCAGTCCGCCAGCCGCCTCACGCAGACGATCCATCACATCTGGCGCAGCATCAAGTGTTTTCAATAAACGAGCGAATGAAATATCAGACTGTTGCACCTGTGCGCCAAGTTCGGCCAGTTTGAACAGTCCCTCAATTCCCTGAATAACAGCGCGAATACTTGTCTGCAACAAATAAAATTTTGCGGCGATGTCCACAATGTTCATGCCGAAGAGTTTGAAGCCTTGACCAGCAGTGGTTGTGCTACTCTCTAACTCCTTGTACTTCTGTGCGTTCTGTCCAGCGGCATTAGCAAGATCAAGGTGTGCCTTTGTTTGTGTGGCTGTGACTCCAGTAATGCTAACACCAGCCTCGGCCATCTTGCGCTGTGTTTGCATAAATTCCGTATTCGCCAAGGACATTTTCTTATATACACTCATAGAATTGCCATACTGTGCATTTATGCGTGCGAATATCTCCTCAAATTGCTGAGAGGCTTGATCTTTTGTTTGGACGATGATCCTTGCAAGTGCATCAGCCATCTTGTTTCTCCGCTTTCATAATGACACCCCAAATCTCCAGGTCTCTCTCATCAATATGCGACTTGCCACTACTCGATAGCCACTGCTTAATTCTGCTAACACAATCGCGTATATTCGCCAGTGCTACTGCCGTATATACGCGATCTTGATCCTCGTTATCCAGTTCGGTAAACGTCCAGCCGAAGCGTTCGCAGATGTCGGCCTCGGTTGTTTCGGCTGGCAACCCACCCTCACCTCTTGCGTAGAGAGCAAGTTGCCGCATTAGTTTGGGGAGACAGGCTGGTACATCCTCTCCTGTCGAAACTCGTAGAACGCGCGAATGATCGCTACGACGATCTGCTCATCCACTTCGTCTAGCAATTCTTTATTGGAGAGTGTTTCAGCCTCAAGCAGTGTGCCGTCCACCCTTGGCAATTTACACGCGCTAATGTACGGGAGGATAGTATCAAGTATCTCGTTCTCGCGTGTCGCTTCTTTCAACTGACGCGATAGACGAAAAGGATAGCCACTAGGCTTGAAAACAACCCAAATGTTTTCATCCCCGTTGAGGACTTTCTTGTTGTCAGCCATGCGCTGACCTCCTTATTGAGACGTAAATTGTGCGTTTAGACAGCACCGGTTGTCGTGAGCGATCCCGCACCAGACTGCACTGTGAATGACATCGCTATTGGCCCGCCAACAGGCCCGGTGACATTCCAGTTCGAGAGCAGTCCGCAACCCGTGTACATTGGACTACCCGCCACACTTGCTGGCGCAAGCCTAAACAATGTATTGGTTGAGGCCGCTATTTCGGTTGCTAGAACGTCAACCGCAACGCTACCGCTGTTCCAGATACCGGCAAAGTCCAGCGTGTAGTCACGTAGACCGGCGATACGCTGAACAGTATCCTTCCCAAATGTGGTTGTTTCTGGGTTGTTGCGTGACCAAGTGAGGTTTGCGCTGTTCATATCACCCGAAACATTCAGCGAAGCCGCACCTGATGGGAAGAGTTGTAGAACCAAATTGCGTCCGTGAACTTGAGTCATTTGTTGTGCCTCCTTAAAGCAAAATGCGCCAAACTGTGTCGGCGCATACGTTTCCGCTACTTGTCCCGCCAGATGTGCGGGATGCTCGTACTATTATACCATGCTTAGACTGAATGCTTGAACTGAATGCTTGGTTACTGATCGCCTATGAATATCATGTTGATCCAGGCCTTGTCCACTGGCGCGCCAGCGCCGACAGTGCGTGTCTCAAAACGGTAAGCGGTGGTTGTTGGCAGCGCAACTGAGGCAACAACAATAGCCCCGCCTTCGGGAGAGGCGCATGTGCCAACGGCTACGTAGTTCGCATTGGCAAAGGGAGTAATGAAGTTGATCGTATATTGACCAGTGCCATTATCGGTAATGCTGTCTACGTTGAAACTGGCGCGTGCAGTTGGTGTACCCAATTGTCCATCGAAGTTGATCCACGCTTTGATACGATAGTCATTACCAACACCGTGTGTGATCACACTGCCACTTTGGGAAATGGTCAACCCGCAAGCCGTAGGCGCTTGAAAGCAAGCAGTTTGTGTCAGCGATGTGGAAAGGCTTGCGGCAATAGATAAGCCAGTGAATTTGATAATGCTACCCGTTTGTGCCAGTGCGATCCCATCGCCTGCTTGAAAACATGCTGACTTGGTGAGCGAGGCCGCACCACTGGCCGCAATGGACAAACCAGTGAACTTTATCACACTACCTGTCTGACTTAATTCTACTCCATCGCCCGCCTGAATGGAGGCGGTAGAACTTAGATCTGCCTGTTCGCTGGCGGCAATGGCAAACGATGTAACGGTACTGGTAACAGTAATAGTGCTACCGCTTTGAGCAAGGCTAATTCCCGTGCCAGCCGCAAGAGAGGCGGTAGCCTGTAACGGCGTCTGACCAGCAATCATAATATCAATTGACGAGTCAATTAGATCAATGAACTGAGCCTGTGTTGGTCGGTCGCCGGTTTCAAAGTAACTCTTGAGTGTTGTGCGATCTGCTTTAGCCATACCCTCACCCTATTGCCTATTGTGGTATCAAGTCCTGACAGGTAACAACAAAGCCTATCACGCCGTAGTCAAACCCACCAATTTCATATCCTCGGTTCACATCGTAACTCATGCTACTGAGATAGGCGAAGTCTACACTGTTGCCAAGAGATACGTCTTTGTTGATCGTCGTTTGTATATCGTCAATGCCTCCCCACACCTTGGAGAGAAACGCAGGCGAGTCACCAGTAAAGCGAATGTACAACTCACCCGTGATATGCCACGTCGTCATGTGCGAGACGGTGATACCTGTGCCAGAATGAGTCAATGGTTCATTGACATGTTCACCGGTTGGCGTGAAGATGATAGCGCAACCAGAGGTGCGCTCGATTATTCCGTAGTCACACGCGCTTATCTCGCTTGAGAGATACGGCCCACAACTTGTAATGTGTGTGTAGAAACCGGCACGTGTGCTGGCGAGACTCATTCTGTTATCCCTACACCCAATGTTTTGTCACCCGCTACTGCCTGTGCCGCGATATTCACACCAAGTTTCTGTGCGGCATCTTCCAGTGCGGCTTGAAAGTCGGGACGGTTCATTGTTTCCATAAGGAATGGATGAGGCGATACGCCTGCTAACCATATCTTCACATAGGTCTTTCGAGGATCGCGTCCTCGATCCTCAGCCCATTGTTTGATCGGTAGCCAAGGCGGTTTCTTGGTATTTGGATACGGCCCTGTGCCAAGTTGATGAACCATGCCAGCATCTTTGTCCTTCCACTTGCGAGTTGGCCCGATAGTCAATGTCTTTGTGCCTGCATCGTAATTGTCCTGCACACTCCCTGCCAGTTTCCCACTCCAACTCCGCTTGCCAAGTTGATCAGCCATGATGTCTTTGACCTTCTTGCCAAGTATGGGAAAGACACGATCTATCTCCTTTGGCATCCACTGTGGCGCACGACCGAGATTGGCAATAACAGCCTTGATCTCGGAGATGTCAATTGTGATCCTTACCATTACTGGCATACCTCTCGCACAAACTCTGCAACACGTTCCGCACCGTTGCCAACATCATGACTGGCATTCATCTGTCGCACGAATATATCCCAAGTTTTACCCTTGTCCAGCATTTGGGATATACGCACAGCATGAGTGAGTGACATCATGCTCATCACTGGGCCGGGACGCGGAAACTCAAACCCCTCCGTTGGCAGATAACAACTTGGCAAGCCAAGTATCGCGGCCTGAACACAAATGTTGCTTGGCCCATGTGCCACAAGAGCGTTTGCCGCCCTCAGCACATACTCATTGAACTGGCGCGTGACAAACCCCGTCACGCCATTGTTTTTCATGGCCTCCAAGTAAACCTGCTCTTGGTTCTGCATTTCGCTAGGGTGCATCTTTATGCACAGTGTTGCACCTAGTTCTTTGGTTGTTTCAATAACCTCGCGCAATGAGTTCTCATACTCTGCGTCAAAGTCGCCTCTAGCGGAGGTGAGTTGTCCCCACGAGGTTGCGTACACCAGCAAGAATGTGCCATCGTCTATGCCTAGCACTCGCCTAGACTCGGTGCGAGATGGAGGGTTGAGTCCATACCATGAATCTAGTTGTGGCTGACCGCACACCCGCACTCGCTCAGATGGGTATCCCCACTTGACATAGAACTCATACATGTATTCACCTGCTGCCGCAATGCAGTCCGATATGCTCTCAGTGTGTATATCCCACTCCTCACCGATGTAAAAGCAATTGGCATGTGGCACATGCACTGTTGGAATACCTTTTACCTTGCACCAGAGCACAACCGCTCGCGCATCAGGTGTCACATCCTCATGCACCACACAACCAGATATATGCCTATCGTTCTTCAGCGCATCAAGCATGTTGAGAATCAATGCCTCTTGTCGCACGTGCTCGCCAACCATCGCGGGAAACCAGTCGGCCACTTTGTCTGGCGCAAAATTGTCGGGTACGCTCTCGCCAAAGGCTTCGTGTATAACTGACACTAATGAAGCCGACTGTTGGTGTACCTTTGTCGCAATGCGATAGGCGATGTTCGTTGCTTCCTCTTGTATCTCAGCGTTGAGATACTTCTGTATGCCAAACGCACCTTGTATACCCATCTCGGTCATCAGCGCCGATGACTGAGGGTGTACCATACAAATATCGTAGGTATCACTTAGCGGTTGCCACAACGGTTGTAGGGTGTGACCACCGAGCATAAGCAGGGTGGGACGTTGGCTATTGTTCTCGCTCATTCTTCTGTTTCACCACTGTTCGGTTGACAACCTGTAGCACATCGTATTCCATGCACTTGCCGAAGTCTACCCCGCTGTACTCAAGTTTCATCCCACGATACCAGTTACGCGCAATGTACGAGGCGGGATCAGTTATGCTGTCGCCACTACCGGCTTGTGCCAGAACACCCCCGGCAGTGTTCCGCGTCTCGTCTGCTTGAGGTTGCCGATCCTCTCGTAGGTCTCGACGTACTCGTTCACCCTCGCCTCCATGCACATTTTGCGTAATGCCCACTTCTTCTTTTCCATCGCCAGTATCTTGCGTGCGGGTAGGTTCTGTATCGCCGAGTCTAGTGCTTTCGTCCAATTCTCAGTCCTCACTTTCGGATCATCCATTGCGTTCTCGACCATTGTACCATGTCGCGCAATGCCTTCATACGTTGTGCTACGAGTCGCCAGCCAGGGAACGCCAGCGGCCATATACTCTATTCCCTTGAGCCACGAGCGTCGTTCATCGTAGGAGTATGTGCCACCCTCCCACATCGTCTCGCCTTCTTTTCCCGTGTTGCTAGGAACAACGCGCATATCCAAAGGAGCAAGGCCAATGTCAAACGTACTCACAACGAATGGCCAATGCTCAGGCTTGACGCCTATCTGTCGAATAACTCTGTCTCCCCATCGGTTGAGTAGATAGTCCAACCGTTGCTCATACCCGCAGAACTTCAGGCGCAAGTTGGGATACTTCTCGAACATCACGTCCAATGCCTCAATAGCCCCACTGTACACCCAACTATCCACATGGCTAATTGAACCACCCCAACCGAGTACGATCCACTCCTCACTTCCCTCACGAAACTGCCCGTTGAATAACATCTGCTGTGCGTTTTGAGGATCGGCAGAGTACGAGAACGCAATGTCAGGCGAGCCTAACGGCTTCGGCACACACTTCTCATACCACATGCGCCGAGGCCAGTTCGGTAGCCAGAAGCCGGGAGCAATATGCTCTACATCTTTGATCATCACCTTGCTCGGTGATGTGAAAGCGTCCACATGCCTCAGTCCCTCCATCAGTGCGTCAGGAGGATACATTGGCATATTGCCCTTGTTAGCAATCCAATAAGCCCACGCCGGGTTGCTGGGCGGCAGGCAATAATAATGATCGTCGGCGTCCAAGGTTACAATTTTACCAAGCGTGCGCCAATAGTCCATCGCGGCCCATACATCGGGGCTAAGCGCGTTACGCTGGAATACCAGCACATCTGCCTTCCCAAGTATCTGATGAACCTTGGGGTGGTTGAAGTCTAGCGCGGTTGGAAGATAAACCAACTGTGCCGTGTGAGGCGTGCGACCAGCCTCGTGCTCGGCGTTCAGACTGTCAGAGGGTATTTTTGCTCGCCATTCAGTCAAGAGCAGTTCCATTCTGCGTCGCTATCAGCATATAAATATGTGATGTGTGTGCCACGAGTAGGAACTGCCATTAGAAATCACCCCCCTTCATATTGACAGTCCAATGAAACTGTCTTATAATGAGTGGAGAAGGGACTCCTCCATGAAACGCAGATGGGAAAGTGAACAAGTCTTCCTCGCTCTCTATCATAATAGCTTGTTTGAGATAGACTTTGATACTGGAAAAATCTTCTCATATCTCTCTGGTAAACATAGAGAAATGCGTTCTAAACAAGGTAACGGATACTGCAATCTTTCCGCCAGAAATCATTCTATTCTAGCACACAGATTTATCTGGCTGGCTTCTGGTCAAGAAATTCCAAATGACTATGAGATAAATCACAAGAACGGTATCAAGTCTGATAACCGTTTATCTAACCTTGAGTGTGTTACCCGTTCAAGAAACACGCTTCACGCACGTCACGAACTAGGGAAAGTATTTGGTATATTCGATAGGGACAATACTGGTGAAAACAATGGTCGTTCTATTATGACTTGGGAAAAAGTAAGAGAGATGCGACAACTGTTTTCCACTGGAAAATATACCAAGCAAGAATTAGCAGACAAATTCGGTATCAAGAAATCTCAAGCAAGCAACATCCTACTAGGATACCAATGGATAGAATAGTATAGCCTAACTCCCGCTTGTACTCGGCGTCAACGCCTCGGTATTCCTAAAAATTCCTCGCCTGAATCTTCCTTGTACAATGTCCGAGTCACCCTCATTCGCTTCCTTATCCGCAATTGACACACCTCCTGCGTATGTGGCTGGTGGCGCACTCGTTCTCGACACGCCAACCGTTGTCAGGTCTATACTTACAAGTTGGTTGAGCAAGTCGAAGAAGTCCTTGCGAAACGCGGTATCACGGGTGTTTTCATCGCGCGCCACACGCGCAGAGAGGCGCGAGCGTTCGGCAAACCACGCGCCATAGGTTGCCTCAGCCTGTTGCGCAATACCATAGACGGCATTACCAGCGGGTATCGCACCGTAGCCGTGTGCCGCGAGTTTACCATTGATAACAGCACAACCTGAGGACAGCCACGAGTTGACAGCCGCAAGAGTAGGGGAGGTCGAGGTAGTGAAGTCGGACGCTGTACCGAGGAGGTGAGGCGTTAAAATGGCAACGTCAGACGCGGAAGAATATGACATCGTGGAGTGTCTCCAATTATATCACAAACGAGTTAGCCACCACAGCCCGTTCCGCCAGCAATGGGTACTACCATTCTGAGTATATTTGACCGATGGGCGTCAAACTCCCATCACACTTTACCAGATCGACTCTACTACCAATCTCCCATCCCTGCCCGGAATGTGGCTGGCGGTTGGTATAAGCCGCCACACGGAGATGCAGCACAGTCCGGGCAGCGACAGATTGCGACACCGGCCGCGCAGCAAGACAGATGAGAACAGTTGTCATTATTGAATCATCTCCCTCACCCGTCTATCGGCTCCTCCACCAACCAATCAAGCAACAGCAGGTCGCTACCGCTAATCGACATGCCTTCAATCTCCGCAAATAGGAGTGGCTTCACGTCCAGTTCAATTTCCGCATCGAGAACCGGCCTCATTTCCGCGTTGAGCGCCGCGGCCTTCTCCGGCGTCTCGAAATCATAATGTGTCCCGTCCACCGAGAGAATTCCGTACTTCGCCAGCAGCGGCTTGCGAACCGCGTCGTAATCAGCGAGTTCGATCTGCGACAGGCGCAGCACCTTCTTGATGTGCAAGGCGACTATGGCTTTTGGCTCCCGAGCCCCCAAGCGTGAAAGAGCAGCAGAGGCATCGACCAGTTGAGACAGCCTAATTTTGATCATTACTGTATCAGGCTCTTCGCACCGCGATCTTTCAACCACTGTGGCAGTGCTTTCTTCTGATACATTGACGGAATCTTCACCTCATTGCGCTCCCGAACCAGTTCCGTCTTCCTCGCGGGATCCATTTCAGCGGAAATCCGCTCATCCAGGCTAACCACGAGAGCCCCGGCCGTCGCAATCGCCGTCTCACGCTCTATTCGCCGAGCCTCTTGCTCCGTATCCCAATCCGATCTCGTCTCGGGCGGTAGGTCGAGGAGGTAAATGAATTGCTTGCCGCTCAACTTCTCTATCTCACGGATTGCGCCCATCATATCCACGTCAATCTGCTGGCCCAGATAGCAGTTCGTCGAACGATAAGCCCAGGGATATTCACGGCCCTCAAGAGGCAACGTATTCAGAAAGTCGGTCGGGTGCGGTGTCAATTGCGGCGTGTTGCCGGCCTCGTCAAGCGCGAACAATTCCGCGCTGGCCGCCACATCCGCGCTGTAGAGCGACACTTGATTGGCAACTCCGCCAACCGGCGTGGTGCCATTGGCGAGTGACAATACAGCCGTGCCAACAGTCGTACCACCACCCGGCAACGTTGTCCCGATGCCGACGTTGCCGCTACCTAAAATAGTCAACGCATTTATGGGAGTTCCCACTGTTCGTGTTCTGAAATTGAAACTTCTAATGGTTGCACTATCAAGACGGCTGTCAAAATATCCGTGCGCCCCAGTGGTATCAAGCCACATGTCAAGACCCGTCGCTCCTGTACCCGCATCTCTCAAGAACAAACCAGGGTCAGTAGAGTCAGAACCGCCTATTTCCAATACTTTACCAGCGTTGTAAGCAGGTGAAGCTGTACCAGGAGCGACGCTTCCCGGCAACGTCGTCCCGATGCCGACGTTGCCGCCGTTGGGTTGCAGGATGATGTAACTCGTCGTGCGCGTGGCGTGGCTCGTCCCCTGCAACGTCAAGTCGTCGTTGGCCGCCGCGCCGCCGTTGATCCTCGCGTTCGATCCGAGCGTGAGAACGGTCGAAGCCGCGCCGAGAGCGATAGCGGTTGCCGCTCCGCCGATGTTCAGGGTGGTAACGGTCGCGTTGAGCAAGTTGAAGGTCGTCGCGGTCGAAGTAATATCACCACCATTGACACCTAAATCACCAGTCAGCGTCAAACTGCCGGTAACGGTCTCTCCCGCGAGCAAGTTGGCTACCGTAACCTTCTTGGAAACTGGTGTACCCCCAGGATCGGTTACGATGTATAAGATGTCTGTAGAGGCGGGATCGGCAACTTCGGTGAGTGCTGTAAGTTTTGTGCCCATGATTGATCTACTCCGTAGTCAATTGTGTATTGACTGTTTTCTCTATCTCAAGCTCGTCATCCAGCAATACTAACTCCAGTGTGTCCAGGTTCAAATTGCCAAAGTACGGCCCGCGCCCTGGTATACCATCTGCGTTCAGGCGAGGATGATCGGGCAACCACGCCTGCAAGATATTGCCATCTTTATTTGGTGTATTAGCAATTTTGATCATATTATCTTAGATAGGACGCAATGCCCAGAAAGAACGAAGGATAGAGGCCGCGCATGTCGCACCTGAGAACAGTTGGATGTCCACATAGCGACCGATAACCTCTACGCTGAATGCAGAACCGCTACACGCTGATAGCGCAAAGTTGGACTCGTAATCCCAATTGGGGGTAGAGGTTGAGGATTGCCGCACTCTGATACCACACACACCAGACATGGAGGCATCCGAATAGACAACTCCGGTCAGGCGAGAGTATCCAATGGAGGCAAAAGAACCGCTATGAACAGAACTAGCGGCAGGAAGACTAGCCGCTGCCGCAGTCGCGTAATCAATGTCCCAAACGGTTTTGGGGGCTTGAGCGTAGGTACGCATAACTATTACTCCAATCTCTACGGGGAGAACGAGAGAGGGACTCTCGCGGTTATGCCCGTATGTAGGTGAGGGTGACTAACCTGTAGGTTAATCACCCTCAATTGTTCAAGTGGTTACTCAGTAGACTGCGCACCAAGCGCACAGGCTACATAGCGCAGGCGCATACCGAGCACGAACACACAGGCGGTCGAGAGTTTACCGCTATCTCCGCCGGCCGATGCGCCAAGTTGCAAAACTACAAAGCCAAGTTGGTCATTGGCGGTGAACGACGGCAGTTTGCCCACACAAGTTGTTTGGAACAGACCGCATGACGTTCCACTGTACGAGGCTGTACCAATAGGTACACCCGCCGAGGCCGCCGTGCGAATGGAACTACCCGTGCCAAGGAAGCCCAAGCCAACGATCATGCTGACCTTCGAGCCAGTCGTGGCGGGAGTTTGCCCGGTCGTCCAGTCCACGTAGGCGATGATACTACCCGATGTGTCAGCATCGGTCGGCTTGGTGATCGTAGCCATTGCACTGAGAGGCGAGGCCGGCGATCCGCCAACACCCATGTTGAGTGCGGTAATAGCAGGTGAGCCAACCGTTCCACCAAAGACTGAGCCGGTGATGTTAAACAGCACACACGAGGCGAAGAGCGATCCCGCCCCACATGCGCCACTCGCGCCCACACCCGCACCTGAGGCCGGGCCAAGCGGCACATCAAAGTTCGCCGCCGGTATCCAGATGTCACGAAGCACACGCGCCTTCTTCGCCATGCGCTGATAGCCGCTGGCGTTGAAGGTCGTGCCGTTATCGCTTGCGCCTAGGAGGGCTGAGGCGTCAACTTGGGTCAGCGTTCCGTCACTGGCAAGTTGAGTGTAGTTCGTAGCGTTTCCAGAGCGAAGTCCGCCTATGAACCGCCACAGAAGTCGTTGTCTTTCAGCAGGCATGTCTCACTTTTCCTTTCTACACAGTTGGCACATGCCGCACTCCGTTGAGGGAGGACTGTCCAACTGCACACTTGCACTTGTGCTTATGATACTTTGTGTGCCGAAAGTATCATAGAGAGATACCCTATGCACACAAAATATCATTACGTTTGATCAGGCGGCACTGACGATTTTGTACCCCGCATCAACCGCCGTGAGCACCGTTGCCCACGACTGCAAGCACTCAACCAAGTCAGAGTGCTCCGGCTCAAGGCGATAGCGGTTAGCCATTCGTGACTTCCAGTTGAAGATGTATCCCGCACTTGGCGTCAGGAGAGATGGTGTGCTAGTAACAAAAGCCACCAGCATGTGGTTGCCCCAGACGTAACCGAGAGACGATGTTCCGCCTTCTGCACCAGTATCCTTGATTGCGTTACCCACGACGATCTTCTCAAGTTCAAAGATGGCCGCGATAGCCGAGTAGGTAAGAATAGCCGGCGAGCCAGGGGTGGCTGCACCCTTGATGCGATCCATCAAGTCAGGGTGCTTAGTGACGTGTCGCCAGAGACCACGTCCGATCACACCCACCGAGGGAACACGACCGATGGCCTTAGCAATGGTATCCACCGCGAGATTGACATCGCCAACTGGATCGCTGGTATCGTTTGACCAGAGCGTTCCTGGTGTTGCACTGGACGACCAGGATGTGCCAAAGGCTTTGGCCGCCACGTCAATTTCCTGCCGAAGCAGAAGTTTATCAGTGACGAACTCAGTTGCTTCTTGCAACGGTCGCAGAGGCGTATCAGCGTTGTCCACCACTTCGTCAGGCACAACCTTCGCATCGGCATACTCAAAGCACGAGTAGGTCGAAGTGGAAATGGTGTAGTCCACCAGTTGGGCGCGAGTACCCGGCGCACGGACTGCCGCTTCATCCCTGAACCAGTCAGACTTAGTGTAGATGAAATACTTGTCGGAGTTCTTCTGCACCTTAACAGCCGGGAAGATTTGCTCCGCGATGTAGTTACCATTGCGGTAGGCAATGCTGATGTTCGTCAGCGGCCCATCGATATGGACTTGTGAACGAGTCGGAGTAGGCATTATTTATTGTCCTTTCTTATGACGCACTCATCTGACCGCACGCGCCTTCAATCTTCGGGAAGATTTGAACTTGTGCGATAACCGAGCCGCCCCCTGCCGCAACCGTTCCGCTGTCCATGTAGCGAGCGAAGACTGGCGAGCCGCCGTGTGAGTAACCAGACACAGCTGCCGTTGCTTCAGTCAGGAGAGGCTCACCCACACCGTCCGAGGCACAGATCAGCCAGCGACCAAATGCTAGACCACAAGCGTTGGCACGACACTTCATCTTGGTAAAGCCGAGGACACGCACTTCGGCTTCTTGGCTGGAGCAGGGATTGTTCTGCAACACACCAATCGGCCAGGGGTTGCCCGATGGCCCAACGGCAAGGATCACTTCACCCGCAGCCGAACCAGGCGCAACCGCTTGCCACAGACCGCAAGAAGAGAAGTCCTCTCCCGCGACAAATGGCGCATCTGCAATTCCGAGATCACGATAGTTAGCCATTTTTCATCACTCCTTACTGGCTCAGGTTGGCATAGGCTTCGGCCAAGTCGGGTCGTTGCTTACCGGCCTCGACAAGAGCCTCGCCATATTTCTGCATGTTGCCAGAGAACTTCTCGGTCACGATCTTAGTGGCGAGAGTTTCAATGGTTTCGTCGGTGTTAGCCGCATTGTCACGCGAGAGTTGCGTGAAAACCGCTGACTGCGCGAGAACAGTGTTGAGTGCATCGAACTTGTCCATGAACCACTTGGCGAGTTCAGCATTCTGCTCACCAAGCGCATAGAACTTGTCGGCGTACTCATCAGGCTTGACGGGAAGCGCGATGGCGAACTTCTCCGCACGCACTTTCAAGCCTTCAATGGCACGCGCCTTGCGTTCGACGGTAAACTGCTCCGCGAGAGTATCGGCACGCGCCATTGAA